ATCATCAATTAACTAAAAGGAAAACATCATGGATATTTATCTATTCGGTTTCATCATCATAACTATCGGTTGTCTCGTAGTAACAATAATTACTATGTACGCACACTCACACAAACTTCAATCTACAATAGTAGAATTAGAAGACGAGTTAGAAGACCTTGAAGGAGAACTATTTATTACCGATAGCCCTTCGGAGTTAAAAATAAGACTGTCTATATCTCAAACAGCAAGACGTATACAACAAGAAGAAATAAAAGAACTTAAAGAAGAACTAATCGAACTAGAACAACAATTAGTTTCTATATCCCCCGCATAGTTTCCTTTTACCTCGGTATCCATTAGGGTATCGAGGTTTTTTTGTGTACCGCTAAGCCCGCTTCGCGCCCTTAATCCACGCCGACCAAGGGGCTTCGCCCCCTGGACCCCCGTTGACCCACGTGTGCCGCCTACTATCATTACTATCATCAGCTTGTCTGATGAACTTTCTTAAAAGTTTCGAGTTGTCAACGAGAATAGGTCGGCTCTACTGTACCGACTGTACCGCGTGTGTACCACTTGTTTTACACCCTTCTGGTACAGCTAGACCGACCGCCGTTCGTGCAACGAGGACCGTTTTCCGCCATTTGTACCAACTGTACCGCTAAAATCTGACAGCATATATTTACCAACCGTGGACCATCATTCGTTTTTCTTGTTCTAATTTCCTATATTAGTGGTACATCTGGTACAGATTCATGTCTATGCCCCTCCCAGAAAGGAACTCAGCCTGTACCACTACTTTTTCGGTGCTGGTACAGTTTTTCTGTTTCTCTATATATATCAGGTACTTAGTCCTGTACCACTAGTTTCATAGTGCTGGTACAGCGAAGCTCGGGCTGGGAGCCCGAGTATATTGGATTGGGTGTTATTAATTGTATAAAATAAGGAGTAATTATGAGTATTCAACAAAAACGTGAACCATTGGACTTTAACGAGTTTAACGATAAGAAAGTATCTTCGTCTTTAGCTACTGACTTCCATTCGGTTCAACCAACCATCCGTATTACAAATCTTTCATTGCAAGATGAAGATGGTGTAATTTTAGAATTTAAATCGTATAGCAATTAGGAGAATTGACTATGAGTGAACTATTATTTTTAGTTATTGGGCTCGTTGCTGGTTGGCTTCTTACCTTCCATGCTTTTTATGGCGAGTTGAAGACTATGAGTGCAAAAGAGATTAGAGAAGCACTTGATGAGATGCAAGAACTTGAGCGCCAGTGGGATATGGCGCGACAAGCTCAAGATGATGAAGAAGAAGAGGAGTTAGATCCTTGTATGACTTTGGAACCCATCGAACTTAACAATTCTACCAGTCACTTAGACAGAGTTATGTCTCAACCTTATACACATAAGTAATCATTTGCGCGGGCTGGGAGCCCGCGTATATTGGTTCTTGTGTAGTTTTTCTTAAAACCAACGTTACAGGAGTAACAATCTATGTCAAAAGTAGATATATTTGACCCTGCCGATCAAGAAATCGGTCCCGAGCTCGTTCCAACTGCAGATACACCTGAATCAGCACATATACCAGATACAAACGCTGACCCAGAAGGTGTCGAGGCACGAGAAGCAAAACCTGACATTGCTCTACCTGACTTCTTCTTTAAGAAGTATATGCTAGATGCTAATGGCAACCCAACCTTCAACCCTTCACTTATTGACGGTGTGATGGACTTGTATGATTCTAAAGTAAAGTCTGAGATTGATTTCTCTAACAAAGACGATGCTAAGAAAGAACAAGAGTATTACGACACTCAAGTACAATCTATCGCTGATGGTTTACTTCCTTTATTAGAAGTTGATCCTCAAACAACTGGTATCTCAGTCTTACAACATTTGACTCGTACATTCGCTGAGTTTCTCAGTGTCAACTACGAGTACTCCGATTCTATATCGGCACTTACAATGACTGACGATATCCCAACATGGTTGACCGAACGTGAAGATAAGATGTTCAACCTTGGTCGTAAGTTCAGATTATGCAGAGACGCTATTAACTCTCTCGATGACAAGTTCGGCTTGAAAGACACCTCACTAAAACGTGAACGAGTCCAAGCAGAAATTGAGAGACGTATGCAACGCTTAGCGGAGTGGAACTTCAAGCAACATGCTGACACTTCTGGTAAGACTAATAGCTCAATGAATAAAGCCACTGCTGATCATTGCAAGAAAATGGCTATGTCTGCGTAATTACGAAAAGTCCTGAGTATGACGCATAGAGGTTTCTCCTAGTGATTCTCCCCTCTATGTCACAAAAACTGCTCATTCTCTACCGACAGAAGAGCGATTCCCGTTGAGCGATTAAGCAAAGAGACGGGCACGTGGACTGGGTATCAACCCTGTATCTGACCTTAAAAAGTCGGGTACAGGGTTTTTTTATGTTGGCAGTTAACATGTGCCGCTTGTGTACGTGTGCCAGTTAAATACTTAGTTTTAGTTAATCATTTGTATCCAGTTAATTTTGTGCTTTATTATTTAGGAGTAGATATGAAACAAGTAGAAAAATTTTACAAAGCTGTTTTTCATCATTCAATAGATCCTGATCATAAGATCGAGATTGATTTTTTGGCACCTTTCCCAAGGCAGCCTAATATTGATTACGAGAAACTTGCAACACGAGCCTTCAACGATGAAATACGAAAGAAGATTATTAAAATAACAATTCCAAACTTAGAGGAGTAATGGATTATGCATACTATACGACCTAAACATCTCATATCCGAGATTATAGAGAATATGCTTGCAGGACTTAACACAATGGTCTGGGGTGGCCCAGGTATTGGTAAGTCAGAAATACAAGATCAAATCGCTAAACAAACCAACTCAAACTTATTAGACTTTCGAGCTAACTTGTTTGACCCTGTTGACGTGCGTGGTGTTCCATACGTAGCTCAGCAAGCATCAACCAAGCAAAGGTTCACCCGTTGGGCTGTGCCTGACATCTTTCCAATCGCAGAACGAGACGGCGAACGTGGTATATTCTTAATTGATGAATTACCAACGGCACCGCCCGCTACTCAGAATGCATTCCTTCAACTACTTATCACCCGTGAAGTCGGTAATTACCGCGTACCTGACGGGTGGTCCATTGTTGCTGCAGGTAACAGACTTACTGACGCTGCAGCCGTCTATCAAATGCCATCACCTGTAAGAAACCGTCTTGCACACTACGAACTCGAACCACATATCGAGGACTGGTGTGATTGGGCTAGTGACAACAGCATTGATTCAACCTTGATTTCGTTCTTACGATATCGTCCAGGTTTGCTGTATGACTTCAATGCAGAGAACTATGCTTTTCCTACTCCTCGTAGCTGGTCTTACGTTGACCGTAGGCTCAAAAGCCCGAACGTCAATGAAGACACTCTGTTCTATGGAGTTTCAGCACTAGTCGGTGACGGCCCTGCAGGGGAATACATGTCTTTCAGACAAATCTATACTTCATTACCTGACATAGATGCGCTGATTGCTAATCCTGCAACGTACAAGAAGGATGACAATCCAGCCGTCTTGTATGCTCTTACAGGTGCTCTGGCAGCCCAAGCTTGCGTAGATAAAATCAAAAACATTATGCGAGTTGTAAACAAGCTACCTACTGAGTTTCAGGTAGTTGCTGTAAAGAGTTGTTTATCTACGGATAAATCACTTATATCTGACCCCGCGATGAAATCGTGGATTACTAATAATTCTAATGTACTTTTATAAAGGAGTAGAATATGGCTACAGTTAGAATGTCTCACGAGCTTAAGTATCAAATAACAAATAATTACAAGATGGCTTACAAAAAAGTTCATCCTATATTACAAAATGGAGGCTCTTACTCTCATGCCCCTAATTTCGACAGAACATGGGCTGACACTTTGTATACACAATACATCTCACCTATGATTACAGAAGTTAAAGACTTCCATGCTAAACCTTGTTTTCATAATGTAGAAACTAAATGGTCTCCAACTTTTAAAGACACACGTTTTGAAGTTCAGCTTCCTATGTGTAGAGTTCACTATTTGAATATAGCAGACCCTGATGACACAACAACTTACACTGGTTCTGCGGTAGTTGAAAAATCAAATCGTCTTAGTAAAGATGTATTTGATCCTGAATTAAGAGTAGCTGAACCTAAAGTTGAAAGAATATCTTTAGTTATGTCTACAGAACGTGAAATGCCTGGCTTACGTGAATCTTACGGTGATATGAAAATGCCTTCTTTAGATTTTTCAATTGCTGAAGTGAGTGACAATCCTACACTTACTTCTATAGCTACTAGGTATACTGAGTATCACAATACACAACAACAAATGGACTTTGAGGTTGCTAAAGTAGAAAAGCTGCTTGACTCTTTTACTACACTTAACCAAGCGCTTAAAGCTTGGGACGGTATACGTAATCTTGTTGATTCAGATCGTATCGCTAAAGTGAATCAGAAAGTGTATCGCAAGCGTAAGCAACAGAAACAAAAACATGACGTTGATACTACAATGCAAGATGTTGGTATTAATGACACTATTCTAACTGCTTCTTTATTGGGAGATGATTAATGTCTGAAGCAATGCAAGCTTACACCAAAGCACGGGCTGGTCTTATACTAGATCAGCCTTTCTTTGGCACTTTATCTCTACGGCTAACACCCATAGAAAATCCAGATGTGCCTACTGCCTGCACAGATGGTGCAGTAATTATGTTCAACCCCAAGTGGTTTCTAAAACTAAGTGCAGTACAACGTATCGGGCTCATCGCACATGAAGTAATGCACGTTGCATTGCTGCATATGTGTCGTAGACAAGAACGAAATCCTGAACGTTGGAACATTGCTGCTGATTATGTAATTAATCCAGCACTTAAATTATCTGGTTTAGTTTTACCTCACGGAGAGCTAGACGATCCACAATACCACGGTATGGATACCGAACAAGTATATTCTCTTCTTCCTGAAGATCTGGGCAATGACCCAATAAACGGTGTAATGTTACTTGATGGTTCCGACCCTGGTGGTTGTGGTGGTGTAATCGACCACGAATCGCTGTCCGATGGTAAAGGTTCAGGTAAGTTCGAGGCTGATATACAGATTGCTATACATCAAGCAGCTGAAGCAGCCAAAGCTGCAGGTAAATTACCTGGTCATATGCAAGAACTTATAGAGAAAACACTTGCTCCTAAAATAGATTGGGCAATGGTGCTTGCTAGATTTTTACGTGCCAACAACAAGTCTGACTTTACATGGGCTAAGCCTAATCGTAGATTCATTGCACAAGGTATGTATCTGCCATCTTTGCACAATCCTTGTTTATCTGAGATTGCAATTATTACAGATACTTCTGGCTCTACAGATTCGTACAAAGAACAATTTGTATCCGAAGCCTGTCATGTATTGCATGATCTTAATCCTGAACGTATACATTTTATACAGTGTGACTATGAGGTGCAGGACTACAAAGAATACACACGCGAAGATCTACCACTAAAAATTACACACAAAGGTGGTGGTGGTACTGCTTTCGAGCCTGCGTTTAAGTATATCGAAAAGCATTGCCCTCAAATCACTGCTGCTGTGTATCTTACTGATCTAGAGTCAGATGACTTTGGTGAACCACCCCCGTATCCAGTTCTTTGGGTATCAACTAATTTAGAGGACGCTCCCTATGGTGAAATTGTCAAAATGTAAGAAACTCTTGCATGAGTATAAAAATGCAGTTTTGTGCGGTAGCATCGCGTTACTTGCTGCTCTCGCTTTGGTTTCTACTATACATCACGCTATTACTTTGTTAACAGTTGTGTGCTTAGTAGGTATTTGTTTTTATGTATTATGGAGTAATTCAAAATGAACATAGTTAGTTCTGTTACAACTGTTTTGTGGATCCTTATTGAAGCTATTCAATTTGGATATATGGCTTACCTAATGTGGAGGAATCGAAACAATGCTCTTAATAGGAATATTCAGCGCGTTCGGACTGCTGCTGCTTGCGCTTAAAATTGGTGGTCGTAAAGCTATTGGTCACGATATCTTTGTCGACATTCTTATCACTCTTACCCTGATGGTCTCATTTTATGGGACTTTCAGCGGTATGGCTGCTGCTATGGTTGGTGGATTGTGTGCTTCTATTGTTTTGTTTGTTATGAAAAAGACAATGGTACACGAAAAAATGTCCATCAAATCTAAACCAGTCAAAATGTACAAACTTAATTTTTCTAAACCAACTGTGCAATGGGAAGAATATGAACCTGATTGGACAAAGGAGTAATGTATGGGCTTTGATCTTCATGGTGTTAAACCAACTTTAAAGTACGACCGTCCTGAAACACCAGATTGGGACAAAAATCCTTCTGATGAAGAAAAAGAAAAGTTTTTTTCTGAGTTAGAAGAGTTTGAACAAGATCATCCAGGTTACTACTTTCGTAACAATGTATGGTATTGGCGTCCTTTATGGCACTACGTGTGTGAAGTTGTAGCCCCTAAAATTTTATCAGAGGATGATAAAACTCATGGTTCGTACAATGATGGACATCGTATAAATGCTGTAAAAGCTATTTATATTGCAGACAAAATCAAAGAACTTGATGAGTCAGGAGAACTAGATGCTTATGAAGAACAGTTTGAATCTTCTAGAAAAGCTATTCCTAAACAAACTTGCCAGCACTGCAATGGTAAAGGTGTACGTAACGATGAGCATGTGCAAGGTAAATGTAACGGCTGCGATGGAACAGGTAAAGCAGACAGAATAGAAACTGCTTATCCTTTTGAAGCTGACAACGTACGTGAATTTGCTAAATTCTGCCGCCATTCAGGTGGCTTTGAGGTGTGTTGATATGGTTTACGTAGACTTTGAGTACAAAGAAATTGTTAGAGCTAACAACGGTTCATCCAGACTTGTAATTATTGGCTACATAGAACAATGCCGTAGTGGCTATTTCTTTAGACCAAAAGGTAAAGCGTATACTGATTTGGAAAAAACAAAAAGATTTAAAACTCCAAGTCAAGTTAGAGCTTGTATTAAAAAACATTATAAATGATTATTTTGCACTACAAACTTTGGCCCAGCCGATGCGTAATGTACTTCGTACATTACCCCTCTACGTTCTCCCTCGCCCGCAGGGCTCGGAAGAACTGCTCGCCAAAGATTCGTAATGCAAAGGAGATAAAATGAAAACTAATATATCTATAGGATTAACTGACGAAGAACGGCTTAACTTAGCTCAAAAGTATAACAATACTATTAATAAGAAATTACTTACTCGCAGTGAACTTAATGACCTTGTACAAAATTTTGTTAGAGCTTTAATAGATTTTGATGGTACAGTAAAAGAAACTTCTAATAAGATTATAAAAACTAAAATGGGTAAGATTTATTATTACAACGGTAAAAAAATTTCAAAAAATGAATGGGACTTAGTGCCAGATGGTCCAAGGAAATTTTATGGGATCTATTAAAAAAGAACCTTATGTACCTGATTTTCTTAAAGAATCTACAGAAGAACGTTTAGGTACTTATATAAAAGCGTATGAAATACTTGCTGAATATGTGCATAAATTACCTCAATCTACTAAATTAGAAATAGATGAAAGATTAAGAGAAGTATTTGAATAAGTCACGTGGCTCCATTCATAGTCACCCTTTACAAGCTTAGTGCACTTAAGTGGCGAAACGCACTTTACCAAATTCCTCGCGGATAGGGGGTACACCAAAATAGAAACGGCTAGCGTGTGTAATCAAATAGTCTAGGCAGGTCGCTCCTGCAATGTTCATTGTTCCCCCGCTTTTTTACGTTAAGACAGTCAGTTACGACCGAAGAGGCTAGAGATCTCACAAGCAGTTTGAAACATGCAGCCTACTGCCTTCCTGCTACACGACTGTCTTAGCTTTTACATGATGCACACTACGAAGTAGATGTGGTAATTAATAGACACTTTAAAACTATGCGAGAGGTGATTGTATGAGTGCTGAAACATGGATTACAAATTGCGAAAAATGTAATACACCAATAAATAGACTAGACCAAGAAAAAGGTATTTATTTCCTTAGTGATGGTCAATCGGTATGTTCAGAAAAATGTGTAAAAAAAGTATTAGGAGAGAAAACTTTTAAACAGGCACAAAAAGAATGGGAACATAACGGAGATAGCGATTTGTATTATTGGACTTATTACGAAGAAAAAGAAACTTCATAATAAATACTCTTTTTAAAAAAAAGGCGACTTTTCAGCCGCCTTTCATCCCATTGTTTAGTAAAGGAGATTAACTAAATTTTGGGGGGGAACATCGTTTAGCTGAAGTAACCGTATATTGTTATAGTTCCAGCTGCAGTTGTACCAGGAGCAACCTGTACATGAATATCAATTGTGTCATCAGCTGAAAACGCTAAAGGACCTTCTGCAAATGCTGTACCAGCATCATCGTCAGAACTCCAAACACTAGCAACTGAAGAACCACCAGCCTGTCCAATAGTTGAACCATCAATAATGTCATCTGATGTAGAAGCTGTAGCAGTAGTACTGTTACCGTAACCTACGTCAAGTACGATTGCTGGAGAACCATTTGTATCAATATCAGTAGATTTAATTCTTACTGCATGAAGTTCTTCACCCGCAAATACGTCTAACGCTTGAATTACATCGTTAACAACTAGTGTACCAGTTGTAATAGTTGCTTTACGGACGAATAAGCCACCCGAAGGAAACTGTTTGTAAGCTGAATTACCATCAACGTTACCACTTTTAGTCAAATTTGCTATAGTAGCCATTTTACTTACCTCTGTTAATTATAAGAAATTATGTTACTATTTTTAACATAAGCCATTTTTAACAAATGTCAAGCCTAAATAAGGAGTATTTATGGCCACATATGTTTACGTCAAACGTAACACAAAACGCCCTTATTCGTATACAGACGAAGATATAGAACATATACAATTTAAATACGTGCCCCTAAGTACGGCTTTCAACATGATTCATAGTAAGCAAATCGGTTGGGAGCGAGCTAAAAAGGGTGACTATGCCCATTGGTTAAAACTAACAAAGGAATTAAAATGACTGATCTACATAAAAATATATTAGTTTTAGATTACGAAACTTTTTATGATGTAGGTTTTTCTCTTACTAAAATGTCTACTGCTGCATATGTAAATGACAATCAATTTTACGTGTGGGGCGTAGGTATCAAATGGAATGACGAACCTACAGAATGGATCTCAGGTGAAGATATACCAACTATGTTTGAACAAATACCCTGGGATGAGACTACGCTTGTATGCCACAACACTTTATTTGACGCCTATATTATGACGCAAGTTCATGGCGTAAAACCTAAATATTACTGTGATACTGCTGCAATGAGCCGTGGGTTGTACCCAAATCAATCTGCAGCGCTAAAGAGTGTATGCGAACGTTTATATCCAGACGACAAAAGTATGCGTAAAGGTGATGAATTAGTCAATGCCAAAGGTATACGTGACTTAGATCCTGAATTAGAAGAAATAATAGCTGGATATTGTATACAAGACGTAGATTTAACGTCTGCTATTTTTCATAAAATGCTACAAAATTTTCCTAAAAGCGAACTTGACCTCATTGATTTAACGGTCCGTATGTTTGTAGAACCTAAACTAGTGCTCGACCGCCAACTTTTAATAGCTCACAAAGAACAACTAGCTGCTGATACAGCACAAAAGATCCAGGACAGTGGTACAGACAGAGAAACATTAGCTTCACAACCTAAGTTTGCAGCACACATTGAGTCTCTGGGTATTACTGTACCAACTAAAAAAAGTCCCAATACAGGTAAAATGATACCAGCGTTTAGTAAATCTGATGCAGGGTACATACAAATGATGGATATGTATCCCGAGTACAACCACGTCTGGGCTGCCAGGGAAGCTGTAAAGTCACGTATAGAAGAAACACGTGCCGAACGTTTTCTAACTTCGGTTAACAAAGACGGTACTTTTTCAGTTCCATTACGTTACTATGCGGCCCATACTGGTAGGTTCGGTGGTTCAGAAAAGATTAACTTACAAAACCTTCCCAGAGGATCTAAGCTTCGTACTGCATTACAAGCTCCTGATGGTAAATTGCTCTATGTAGCTGATTTATCAAATATTGAGGCGCGTATGCTTGCTTGGCTTGCAAATGAACAGAGTTTGCTCAAATCGTTTGCTGCTGGTAGGGATGTGTACTCAGAATTTGCTTCTGAAATATACAACCGCCCTGTTACTAAAGCTGATAAACTAGAACGATATGTAGGTAAAACAGCTATTTTAGGACTTGGTTACGGAATGGGTAAAGATCGTTACAAAGACACGCTGCAGAATGGAGCGATTGCAGTAGATGTTACAGAAGAAACTGCACTGTCTATTGTAACTGCTTATCGTACTATGTACCCAAACATCCCCAGCCTATGGAATGTATGTAAACAGTTTTTATATGCAATGATGGATAGAGCACAACACGGTAATGTATTTGGTCCCATTACAGTGTCAAACAACGCACTCCAGCTGCCCAATGGTATGTTCTTAAAATATCCACATTTGAATTACAATTTTGGTGACTTTTTATACACTCAAAAAATAAATCGACCGCCGATACGGACTCATGGTCCACGTGTATGTGAAAATGTTATACAAGCACTATCGCGTATTGTCATTACAGATCAATTACTTACAATCAATAATACAATGCCTGAAGTCGATGTTGTACTTACAGTGCACGATGAGATTATATGTATTGGCCCTACAATAAATCCAAACGAGACATTAGATAAAATTATAGCTATAATGAAAACCCCCCCTGATTGGTGTCAAGATTTACCTTTAGATGCCGAAGGCGGTTACAGTAAGGTATATGATAAGTAATGAGCAACCTTATACTTACAAGAAGAATTAACGAATCTATTGTACTTTACAAAGAAGACGATCCTGAAGAGATCTTGTGTAAAATCATAGTAACTTCATTAGGGAACAAACAAGTCAGACTAGCTTTTGAAGCAGACATCGACTTAAAAATAGATCGTCAGGAACTATATAATAAAAGAAAGTAAAGGAGAATTATTATGGAAGTTGTATTTCTTAAGGCGAAACAACATCTTATTAAAGAAATATCACCAAACACGAAAAAACCATACCCCCTAGCTAAGAATTTTACTTCTTACCACCATAAGCTAGAAAAAACATCTAAAGGATTTACCGAATTCTACGAGCTCTTAATTAAATACGCTAAATCAGGAGCCGCATTACATAAAGGTTTACTAAAAAAGAAATTAAAAAATGAGTCTAGAGCAATGATGACTGATCGTGTTGCCCAGACTGATTTGTTAGTTTTAGATTTAGACGGAGTTGAGTTTCCAATAGCTTCATCTAAATCAACTTTAAATACTTTTGATATACAAACAATAGCAGAACAATTTGTTACATACTTACCCCCTGAATTTCAAGATGTAAGTTACATTGCACAAGCTTCTGCATCCCTGGGACTTAAAGGTAACAAGGTATCTATGCATTTATTTTTTATGCTTAAACATCCTGTGCATCCAAAAGTACTTAAAGAATGGTTTAAAGTTTTAAACTACGAAATAGATTTTCTAGCAAATCAATTAAATTTATCTGCAAATGGTCAAAGTATAGCTTTTCCATTGGATGTCAGCTTAGCTGATAACTCAAAGCTTATTTATATTGCACCACCTAAATTTGTAAACGGTGCACAAGACCCTATAGCTGGTGAAAGGTTTGTATGCATTACTCGTGGTGAACCGACCGTGGACATAGGTCCTTTGTTAAAGGATGTTAATCCAGAGAAAGTTCACAACGTAGGTGTACAAATTAAAGATGGTTTACGTAAAAAAGCAGGACTTACTAAGAAACGCGAACGTGTTACTACAGTTAATATAGGAGGCGAATCTCAAGAAGTTCTACAAAACCCTGATCGTATGACTATAGAAGTCTGTAGGGTTAGTGAACCTTATGTTAACTGTAATATAAACGGAGGAGACAGCGGTGCCTACTATTTTATTCTTACCAACCCTCACTATATGTACAATTTTAAAGGTGAGCCTGTATTTGAAATACAGAAAGCAGACCCAGACTTTTATAAAAGCATCTTCGAGGTCTTTGCAAAACAAATGGACGGCGGTAAAGAAGTCAGACCAGTAGTATTAAGAGACTTTTATACTGATACTTTTTATAACGGCGTATTTGATAACAATCAAGAACAGTTTACGGATGAATTTCCACTCACGCCTACACAAAAAGGGTCTTTAGAAGGGTTTATGCGTACACATAATCGCCCTATGCCTGACTTTATACCTGATGCTCAAGTAGTTTTTGATCCATCATCCAGTGTAGGTATTAATTTAGATCAGTCACCTTACTTTGTAAATTTATTTAGGAAAACTAAATATCTTTTACAGCCTGATTTAAAAATGCCTGAAACTGAATACGGAGAAGCAGCTAATTTTGTTAAATACATACCCAATACTTACAGTCTTATGAAACACATTTTGGGTAATGGTCAAACAGAAGTAGAACATTTTATTAACTGGCTTGCTTATATATACCAAAACAAACGTAAGACTATGACTGCATGGATATTTACGGGCGTACCTGGGACTGGTAAGGGCCTGTTTGTACATAGAATTCTAAAATTATTATTTGGAGAAGCACAAGCACCTATGCGTTCTTTAGAAAATATAGAAGAACAATACAATTTATACATGCGTACTGCACTCTTTTTAGTAGTGGATGAATTTAGAATGGGTGATTCTGGCAACATAGGTCGTATGGCAGACAAACTTAAACACCAAATTACAGAACCAACACTTACGGTCCGTGCTATGCGTACAAACCAGGTAGAGCTGCCTAGCTATTGTAACTTTATATTTCTTACTAACCGAGCTGATGCTGTCAAAATAGAAGAAGGCGATAGACGTTACAACGTAGCTCCCAGGCAAGAACGTAAGTTAGAAAAAGCATTACCTGATTTACTTACAAAGCTTCCTGAGCTGGAGTTAGAGTTGTTTGCTTTTTCAGGATTACTTAGAAACTTTAAAGTAGATGAACGTATGGCTCACACTGCACTAGAGAATGATGCTAAGAAAGACATGAAGCTCGTTAGTATGTCAGTTCTTGAAGAGTTTGCTAATGCAATTAAACAAAACAATCTAGAGTATTTTGTAGAAATTTTAGATATCCCGCTTACAAACACATTTGATGCTGGAGGAATAAGTACAGCACAACGCTATGTAAAGAACTGGGTGGCTTCTATAGGCGTAGAACTTATTATCCCTATGCAACACCTTAAATTAGTGTATGATGTACTTACAGACAACAGAAAGACGTTATCTGTACGAGATTTTACTAAAGCCATGAGTCGACTAAATGTGACTACCACTCGTAAAAGAATGGGCGAAGGTGAAAATAGATCAGCCCCACGAGGCGTACTATTAACTTGGGTTTTAAGTAAAGATATACAAGAGTCATTAGCAGAAGAACATTTTGATGCTAAAGATATGGAACTTATAAACAGGAATACTGCAAATAAGTAATTTATGGTAGAGCTTGTACAAAACAAGCGTCCAGATCTCGATAGTGTAATCGAGCCTGAGACCCCAGAGGAGCTTGGACTAATCCCAGCTTGGTCTCACTCGACCCTTAAAACATTTGAAACCTGTGCTTATCGTAGCTACATAGCTAAAGTTAGACGTATACAAGAAGACTACGGTCCTGCTGCTAAACGCGGTAGTGAAATACATCAAAAAGCTGAAGATTATGTAAATGGTAAACTAGAAGAGTTTCCTATTGAACTTAATAAGTTTAAATCTGAATTTAAAAAGTTAAAAGAACTATACCAGTCGGGTACTGTAGAACTTGAAGGAGAATGGGGTTTTACAATTGACTGGCAGCCTTGCGGTTGGTTAACACCTGAAACGTGGGGCCGTATTAAATTAGATGCAATTGTACATGAAACAGAAACTTCAGCTCGTGTTATAGATTACAAAACAGGTCGTATGTTTGGTAATGAAATAAGCCATTCTCAACAAGCACTTACTTATGCTATTGGTAGTTTTTTTAAATTCCCTGAGTTACAACATGCTCAAACAGAGCTATGGTATTTAGATCATGGAGAAGTTACTACTCAAGCTTACACTCGAGATGAAGCTATGGTCTTTATGCCAACCCTACATCAACGAGCTGTTGCTATGACAACTGCAACTGAGTTTCTACCTAATCCTTCTAAAATGAATTGCCGATGGTGTTCTTATAGAAAGGGTGAATATCCAGTTTGCCAACATGGTATAGAATAGTTATAATAGAATGCTAAATACAAATATAAATACAGTAATAAATATTAAATACAGGACACAAATCTATGAGTTCAAATACTCCCGCACCACCTCCTTATGAACATCAAACTGACACTACCCAATTTATTATTAACAACCCTAGATGTTTTATTACATCAGATCCAGGGACAGGTAAAACACGTTCAGTCTTAGATGCTCATGTTCCTTTAAACTGCACTACTCTAGTTTTTGCTCCACTATCCATTTTAGAAGCAGCTTGGGTAGATGATATAAAGAAATTTCAACCAACTATAAATTGCGGAGTCGCTTATGCTAAAAATCGCAAAAAAATATTTGAAGATAAAAACTTCGATATGGTCATTACTAACTTTGAAGCTGTCAACTTTCTCATCAAAAATCCGCAGTACCTTGAAAGATTTGACACTTTGGTTGTGGATGAATTTACAGCGTTTAAGAACAAAGATTCAAAACGTTCTAAAAATCTCAAAACTTTGGTCGGACATTTTGATCGTAGGATCTTTATGTCTGGTACTCCTAATAGTAATACTATTCTAGATTTATGGCATCCGTCTTTATGTGTTGACGATGGTAAACGTTTAGGAAATCGTTTTTATTCTTTTAGAAATCAAGTATGTACTTCTAGGTTTAATGGTTTTGCTAACGAATGGATAGATAAACCAGGCATAGAAGAAACTGTTGCTAAAATGCTTAGCGACATTACCATACGCCACGCCCTGGAAGATTGTATAGACCTTCCTAAAAATATTGTTCGTACTTTGTATACAGACCTTAGTCCTGCAGTGCATAAAATGTACAAAACGCTGCAAGAATCTTCAGTGTTGTACACTAAAATGGGTACTATTAATGCAGTACACGCAGGCGCCAGAGTTAAAAAGTTGTTACAACTTGTTTCTGGCGGAGTATACGATGAAGAAGGTAACGTACAATACTTTCACGAGCAGCGACATGACATGGTTATGGATCTAGTTTCAGTTCGTAAGCACAGCATTGTAGCTTTTAATTGGAAACACGAACGCGATGCATTAACCACAATAGCTGAAAAGAAAAAAATTACATACGAAGTTATTGATGGTGAAACACCTGCTAGTAAACGTACAGGCATAGTCCAGCGGTTTCAAGCAGGTCAAATACAAGTCCTATTTGCTCATCCACAATCTGCAAGTCATGGACTTACACTTACTAAAGCAACAACCTGCATTTGGTGTAGTCCTACATACAATGCAGAGCACTTCCAACAGTTCAATAGACGTATTCACAGAGCTGGTCAAACACAGAAAACTGAAACAATTCTAATTGCAGCACGTAATACTTGGGAAAAAGAAGTGTATAAAAAGCTTAATGGTAAGTTAGGCAAAATGGAAAACTTATTACACGTACTTACTAAACTATATGCACAGGAGGCAGCATGAGTTACGAAGAACAAACTATAGATAATTTATTAGACACTTTAACTTCTACTAGAGGAGAGATAAAAGCTCTGCAAGAAGTAGAAAAAAAGTTAAAGTCACGTCAAAGAGAACTAGAAGCAACATTAATGACTAGGCTAGACCAGCAAGGTATAGACAGAGTCGGCAATGAGGTATGTACAGTTTCGTTGAAAAAAGAAATTGTACCTACAGTAGAAGACTGGGACAAAGTACAACAACATGTTCGAGACACTGGACAGTTTGAGTTGTTACAGAAGCGCATGTCAGCTACTGCTTATAGGGAGCTACGCACTATGAACTTAGACGTTCCTGGTGTAAAGCCAACGGAGTTGACCCGAATTAATTTTAGGTCAAAGTAACATTAACCAAGAAAGAAGGACCATGAAAGATGGACAAAGATAAAAAAGCAGTATCTCTGGTGTCTAGTACAGTGCCAGCTCATGTTACAGAAGCCCAAGGCTTAGGTAATGAGAACGTTACAGCTGCTGATTTACAAACTCCCAGAGTTAAACTTCTTCAACAAATGAACGCCGAAGTTGATAAAAGCAACGATGCGTACATTGAAGGAGCTGAGCCTGGGTTGTTGTTAAATACAGTAACTAACGAGCTATACGGCAAAGAAATTTATGTCTTGAATATTAATTTCAATGACGAATTTGTTGTGTGGCGTAAACGGGACAAAGGTGGAGGTTTAGTAGGTACTTGTGCTTCAGCAACTGAAGCAGACGCACTTATAGAACAACAATCTGGTAGTGCCGATGACTTTGAAGTAATACAAACTCATAGTCATTTACTAATGAGAAAAGATTCTGAAACAGGAGAACTTATAAATACTCCGTTTCAAATGGATTTTTCCTCATCTAAGTTACGTGTATCACGAGAGTGGAACACCCAAATAGCACAGTTAGGTGGCGATAGGTTTTCTTCCTTATGGAAGTTAGCTTCTGTTTCTACACAAAACCGTGCTGGTCAAAAGTTTCATAATCTCTCTGTCGAGAATCAAGGATGGGTTCACGATGAAGACTATGAAAAAGCGAAAGCTGTTTATCAAGCGGTTAAAAAACCTGCTACTAAGTAAATAGTGCTTGCGAGAGGGGAAGTACACGGCGAGATAAGTAATTGTAAAACATCATAAAAACAACCAATTACTCGTGTACAACCCCTCTTTTATGTTATTCTTATGCGGTGAACGAAAGTCAATTTATTAATAAAATCCATAAGAAACTTTCTAGCCAGGTCTACCGTTGGAAAATAAACGACCCTTACCATGGAGGTGTGCCTGACGCTTACTACAGTGGGCCAGCCGCTTCGGCGTTTGTAGAATACAAATACAAACCTGTGTTACCTGTAAAAGATACTTCTAAAATTAATTTTGGTTTATCTAAACAACAAGAACTTTGGCTTACATCACAATCTAAAAACCAGGTCCCTGTGTACGTTATTGCAGGATGCGAAAACAGAATTATCAAATTAACTTCAAGCTTTGAAGACGTAAATACTTATACTAAAAAAGAATTTATAGATAAATCCATACATATTAATGACTGGGTAAACATACTACAACAACATTGCTTGCATACAAATGGAAAAAGAAATGACTGACTTTGTAAACAATCCCCCACATTACACTGACCAGGGGCCTATTGAATGTATAGACGCTATTGAATCTGCTATGTCTGCAGAACAATTTGAAGGCTGGCTGCGTGGAAATGTATTAAAATATTTATGGAGATACCCAAGTAAAAATAAAATAGAAGATTTAGATAAAGCATTATTTTATTTAAATAAATTAAAATCTGTTAAGATAGAATATGAACTTAAACATGATTTTAAAAAGGTTGGTAAGTAATGGCAAAAATAAAAGGTGTAAATATTTCTTCTTTAAACAAACGCCAGCAAACTGCAATGAAAAAACATGCAAAGCACCATACTGCTAAACATATAAAAAGCATGGTTACTATGATGAACCGCGGTTCTACGTTCACTGAATCTCATAAAAAAGCAATGAACAAGGTTGGTAAATAATGGGACGTAATTACAAAGAAGAATACAGGAAATATCAAGGCACTCCTGAACAAAAGAAAAGAAGAGCAATGCGTAACAAAGTTAGACGTGCAGCGCTTCGTAATGGTCAAGTTCGTAAAGGTGACAATAACGATGTGCATCATGTAGATGGTAATCCAATGAACAACAGCCCTTACAACTTACGTGTTGTTAACAAAAGCAAAAACAGATCTTTTCCACGAGATCGAAACGGACGAAAAGCTTAGGTAATTATTATGGCAACAGTAAAAGAATCTTTTGCAAAAATAGAAGCACACGAAAGAGAATGTGCAATCAGATACGAATACATCGAAAAACGACTCGATGAAGGTTCTGCTAAATTTAAAAAACTAGAAAACATGATATGGGCTGTATACCCATTTATATTAGGCTCTATAGTTTTATCAAAATTTTTAGATTAAGTTACAGGTGTAAACAACCCAGTTTCTATTAGTTTGTTTCTGTTAAGTTGATGTGATACTTCTACATCATTCTTGTTTTGACCGTAATAAGCTACTGCTAAATAGTTGTCTACTAAAGCTTCGTTTATATTTAGTTCATCTATAACTAAAGTACCAAGAACTCTCCCAAACTTACCTTTAGAATCTTTTAAATGCGTTTGGATTACAAACTTTTTCCCAGCTTTAACAGCTTGTAAGATAAAATTCTTAGCTAAAAGACCTCTAGCTTTTTCATCTTTATTTCTTGTTCTACATTCAGGTGTATCTACAGCATACAACCTTACCCTGGCCTTATGTAATATAGAAAAACCTAAATCTAAAATTACATCTACTGTATCTCCATCTACTACTCTGTCTATTTCACATTTATATTCGTACATTTAACTCCCCTGCTTAATTGTAATTGTAGAAGTAGTACCACCATTTGTACTTACCTGGTTTGTCTTACCTCCTTGTTCTATTCTAATATCATAACTCCCTTCTTTAGAAACTTGTAGTTGTAAATTGTTTTCTACTTGTCTAATGAATTTAACTTCGCTTTCATTAACAAACGTATTTATTTGAGTATCGCTATCAAAACCTATAGCTGTACCTTTTACACCTTGCTCACTTAATTTACTACTTGCTTTTGAAAGCTCATCAACTTCTTGTATTATATCTAACAAATCTTCAAGGAAGTTAGCTGCAAGATAATCTATATCTAATTCAGTGTATTCTAAATTATCTTGTTTTAATTCATCTGTATCTAGTTCATCAAACTCAAGAAAATCAACATCTAGAATACCATTATTATTTGCACTAGTTTCTTCACCTGTGCTGTCTTCAGCTGCAGACGGTGGGTTTACAATCAACATATTATCAATCATTGACATGTCTAAATTAAGGATAACAGCAGGTGTAGGAGACGTTTCAAAGTTGTACACTGTTGTACTTTCATACGGTCTATTTAGTATAACTTGCCCAAGAGCTGTATTTACAGTTATCTCTCCACTAGCATTACCAAATTCATCAGGGAGTAAAATAACAAGTGCTTCTCCCGTCTCTTTTACAGTAATTGTAAAATCGGTGCCCCTTATTCCTATTGTGGCTGCGTGCGTACG